GTGAGTTCAAACGGAAACAAACCTACCGTGGCTGGGCTTGGGTTGGCGTTGAACAATATGAGCCGACAAACCTTGTGGGAAATACGGTCTGGGAACTATCGAAACGGCAAGATTCCATACGACCTACCATCAAGCGTTGCCGACACTATTAAAAAGGCGTACAAGCTGATGGAGGAACTTTGGGAGAATTATATGCAGACCGGGAGGATCAATCCTGTCTCTGGTATCTTCCTCGGAAAGAACAATTTCGGGTATCAGGACAAGCAGGATGTGGTGATCACACCGAACAATCCCGAATCCGACTATTCCGCAAAAGATATTGCGGATCGGTACTCGCTCCCGGAAACGACTTCCGACTCTGAATGATTTCCGACTTTCGACTTTGCTTACGACTTTGAAGCCCTTCCGACTTTCGGGAGGGCTTTCGACTTTCGACTTTGCTTACGACTTTCGACTTTTGAAAAATTTTCCGAAACGGCTTACGACTTTCGCTGGCACTCACTCGCTGGTACGGGCTGACTCGGAGGATGGTTCGGGCTGGCTGGTGGGATCGGGCTGATTTTCGGGTTTTCGCTGGAGGGGCTGCTGAAAAGCCCGGAACCGTTGAAAATCAAGGGTTTTCGGGCTGCTGGTGGGCTTTTCCGATCTATTTTCCGGTTTTCGCTGTTCCGTTTTACGGGCTTGTATATGCTATTTTCCGGGCTTGTAATGGGGCTATTTTGCGTTTTACGGTTTTCCTTGATATCTTATTCAAGCGAAAACAGACCGGGCTAAAATCGCCTAAAAACAGTCTTAAAACGCAAGCCCGTTTTCCGATCCTTTCCGGGCTGGTTTTCCGTTGCTGTTTTCCGGGCTTTTGTGGGCTGTTCCGGGCTGTTTGTGGGGCTGGTATGATATATTGATCAAGCGTACAAGAAAAAGCCCGGAAAACCAGCTTGCAAGCCCGTTTTCCGGGTAAAGTAAAAACCGGGCTGTTTTAGCCCGGTTCAATGGGTTATTTTGTGATTTTCAATAATTCCGACAGAATCACAAGCGGGAGAACCAACAAACAAATTATAATCATTGTGCTGTATATCTCCTTGCAAAATACTGTTCTCTTTCATACCATAGCCATGTTGGAATTGCTTTTGATTCTTCCCGAATTTCCTTTATTGCTGCTTTTATGGCTTTTACGGAATCATTGTATGATAATTCCGTTGTACACCAGCCCGGATAAACAACAGCAATTCCAGCACCAGCGCAATCAAGCAAAAACTGTTTTAATTCTGTAATTTCCTTTTGTGCTTGTCTCTTTTCTTCTCTGTCGTTATAGGCAATTGGGAAATTGTTTTCAATATTGATAGAAAATCCTTCATAATAGCCCGGTTCAATGGTAACATGATAGAAGTAGAAATTATGCTGGTTCAAATATGTTTCAACGTTCAAACGGTCACAATTATAGTTTTCTTCAATTTCGGAATAAATAACGTTTTCCAGCCCACAACGGTCAATTTCTTCTTTCATTTCTTCAAGGAAATAAGAATCATTTTCAAAATCGGAATAATTCTGTATTCTTGCGCCCATTGTGATATAATCGCTGGTTTTGTAATTGATTGTACCCATTATTTTACGCTCCTTTCTTTTACGGGAATCGCTACAAAATATGCCCCATAGCTGCTTGATAAAATCCATGTATTGCATCTTTTGTGTATTTCATAACATCCGGTTGACATAAGCCCGTTTCGGAATTTTCTTAAAGCGTTTTTACCGTTGTTTGTGTAAATACGGGCTACAATTTCTTTGCTGTTGCAATCGTGAATAATAAATTTCATTCTCAATTCCTCCTTTCTTCATATACCCTGATATATTCGCCACAATCGGAAATTTCAATCAAAATCGGGTTAAAATAGTTTTCGGAATCGTACCCGGAAAGAAAATTCAATTTCCCTTGTTTATCCTCCCATTGATAGGATACACAAGCCCATTGACTTGATAGGGAAATAAACTGTTCCATTGCGTAATTCCTACCATTGAATCGGAAATAATCAAGGAATTTTCCACCATGTTCAACAGGGTTATAATTCTCTGTTCCCTGTCTGTATCCGTACCCGTCACAAGTGTAATAATACAAGCTGTTTCTTTTGTTCGGGTTATAGTTGGTTCTCCGTTTAATCCATCTTGATTTACGGAAAATTTCCTTTCCGTCTGTTGTAATAATCCGGGTATTCATTCTTATTTCCTCCCTTCCTTGTATTCTTCAATGTACAAGTTAGCCCATTCTTTCAACAGCTTTTTTAATTCCTCTTTCCTTTCTTCCCATTCCCTTTTATAATCGTGAACGATTTTTTCCGCTTTCTGTTCAAATTCTCTGTTTCTGTCGTAATTGCTGGTAATGTTTCCGAATGGTCTGTATCCTGTCACAATACAAGCGTTATACCCGGTTATATCCTCCAATGAATAAATATCGCTGTTCCATCCGTATATTCCGCAAGTGTACGCAATCGGGTTTTCCATGTTCAACAGATATTGTAAATCACAATACCCGACACAAATCTTGTAATAATACCCGTTATTGATTGCGCTTTTTGTTGTCTTGAATTTCATTTTCTTTTCCTCCTTCATTATTGATCATTTACGGGTAATTTTTCCCATTCGCTTTTACAAATTCCGGGTAAACCGTTTGACCGTCTAAAACTGTCAATGTGTTTGGCTGTCGTTGCGCTCCATCCGTACCACAACCGGGTAAATTCTCCTTTGCTGTCGATCCTTGCAACAATTGTTTCGTAACTCTGTAAATACTTGTCCCCATTGGATAAAGTAATTTGACGGGCTTTTCCGTAAAAGCTTTTTTGTCTCCTGCTGCAATTGGGTATAATTTCCGTTTCGTTATAACCCTTCATAATCTGTTCAACGGTCAAAAGCTGGTAACGATACATTTTTTATTTCCTCCCTTTCTGTAAACGGTCTATTTTTGTTCCCTTCCGTTTACATTTACTATTATACATATATAATAATAAATTGCAATAGGGAATTTATGATTTTTCTTGAAAAATTGTAAATGATTTTTTCCGGGCTGGTTTTCCGATCCTTTTTCCGATCCTTCCGGGCTGGTTTTCCGGGCTGGTTTTCCCTTGTATGATCAAGCCCGTTTTCCGGGCTGCTGGTTCCGATCCTTCCGGGCTGGTTTTCGCTGGTGGGGCTGCTGGTGGGCTGCTGGTGTATTGATCAAGCCCGTTTTCCGATCCTTTCCGGGCTGGTGGGGCTGCTGGTGGGCTGGTTTTCGCTGGTGGGCTGTTCCGATCCTTTTTCCGGTTTTCCGGGCTGCTGGTGGGCTGGTGGGGCTGGTTCCGATCCTTCCGGGCTGGTGGGCTGGTGGGGGATATACGGAGAAGCCCCGCCCCGCCGAGGGAGTGCCGTGAGTACCCCGAAAAATTAAAAAGCATAAATTTACAAAAACTTGTTGACAAGTTACTGTAAATGTGTATAATCGTAAATGAAAGGAGCGATCACAATGGCAAGACACAAGGTTCTCGACATTAACACCGATGGAGTCAATCTCTACTGTACCTTTGACGATACTGAAAAGACCAGCAATCCATACCGCCTGTACAGGCGTTGGTACGAATATCGTGGTGATCGTGATTATGGGTGGCACAGAAAGCAGATGGGTCAATACAACAGCCTGTATAACGTGATCTGCTTCGTCAAAGCGTATTGTGAACAAACCGGGGCTGGCTATACTGATACATGGAGTGTGAGTGACAAATGATTAACCTTACGATGAAGAAAGCCTGTGTCTACACGAGGGTGTCCACGGCAGAACAGGCGAACGAAGGATATTCCATTGAGGAACAGGAACGGATGTGCAAGGCTGGTATTACCTCTAAGGGATGGGAATATGTCGGCACGTTCTCTGATCCGGGTGTTTCTGGCAGAACCATGAACCGCCCCGGCTTGCAAGCCATGTTACAGGCGATTAAGGACAAGCAGGTTGAAGCGGTGGTTATTTATAAGCTGGATCGGTTGTCCCGGAAACAGCGGGATACGATGACGATTATCGAAGATGTGTTTCTCAAGAACGAGATTGCGCTGGTATCGCTGAACGAAACGCTGGATACCACGACCCCGTGGGGACGGGCGATGATCGGCATCCTGTCCAGCTTTAATCAGATGGAGAGCGAGAACATCCAAGTTCGGACGGAAATGGGACGCAAAGCCAAGGTCAACGAGGGTGGTTACGCAGGTGGCAAGCCCCCGATTGGATATCGGGCTGAGAACGGGAATCTGGTGATTGTACCGGAGGAAGCGGAGATCGTCAGGAAGGTGTACGAGTTGCGGAAGCAGGGCGGGACGCTGATTGGGATCGCTGACGAGTTGAATCGGCTCGGATACCGGACGAAGAAAGGCGGGGTGTTCCTGCACTCCGCAATCCAGACGATTCTGAACAACGAGGACACGTACCGGGGTAACTACAAATATGGAACCGGGACGGTGGAAGGGCATCACGAACCGATTTTGAAGGAGGAAGTCTGATGAACGGGCAGGTTCCTTGGTGGGTTATGCTCCTGATTGGAGCCGGGTTTGTGCTGGTGGCGGTGCTGGTGGCGAGACATGAAAAGAAACACCCGGAGAAGCAGGAGGAAGCCCTGCGGAAGCAGCAGGAGTGGAAACAGCAACGGCAGGAGCAGAAAGCGGGACGGGAGATCGTCAGGACGGAAATCCTGTCCCAAGGGGCAGGTCAGACGGTGACAAAGGGGAGCATGGCTTCTTCCCTGACACGGGCTGCAATTGGCGGGGCTGTCGGAGGGACGGTAGGTGCGATGGCTGGGGCTATGACCGGAAAGCAAACCTCCCGGCATTACGGCAGGACTACGTTCCGGTTATACTTTGCGGACGGGAGTACGAAGATCGAAACCGTTTCAGACGGAACCCCGATCTGGAAAAAGTATATGGAGCTTTTATAAGTTATCGGTTATAATATAGAAAACAGGGTACATCCCTTAACGCATGATTGCGGTGAAGCAGTCATGCGTTTTGCTTTTTAAGGAGGTCAATATGGAAGATCGTTGTGTGGTTTGCGGTCAGGTGATCCCGGAGGGGACGCTGGTCTGCCCGAATTGTCAGGCGAAGTATGAGAGAGTGGAATATACGAAACCGGACGGGCGGTGGAAGATTGATTGGGGCGTGACGGTGTTCTGGCTGTTCCTGCTTCTGTTCAGTCTGGCTGCTCTGTACGGGATGATCTGCGGTGGAGTCGCAATCATTAAGTGGCTTGCGGAGGTCTTACGATGATCAATTTGAACAGTTTGATACTCAAAATTGCGGAAAAATTGCAAAAAGACCCTTTTGATCGTCAAT